TTTCTAGCATTATTGCCATAAGCAACAAAGAAGCGCAAAATATGGGGCAAGTGATAGCAGTAGGCCCCGGCCGTAAGCTTCCTAATGGTAGATTTGAAGAAAATCCCATAAAAGTAGGATCTTTTGTGCGTTTTGGCACTATGAGTAATGATTCAAAAGGCGAATATCTTAAATATGTGCCAATTGAACATGAAGGCGAAAATTGTTTACTGATGTCTTGGCAAGATATATGCTGGGAACAAGACGAACCATTTGAGGAGCAAAATGTTTAATCTGCTTAAAAAAGTGGCAAATTGGTTTAAATCCGAAGCCCAAAGCTATATCATTTTAGTAACTGGTAAAGACAAAACTTCTCATGAGGATGATTTTTTTACTTATACATATGCAGTAAAAGATAGACTTGTATTTGCAGAACCTAAAGAATTGCCTGAATTTCCCCCAAAACGGCCAAAACTTAAAAAGGCCACAACTCGTAAGGAAAAAGAAATGCCATTAAAGAAATCAACAAGCAAAAAAGCTTTTCAAGAGAACATTAAGAAAGAAATCAAAGAAGGCGGTAAACCACCTAAACAGGCAGTAGCTATTGCTTATGCCGTTAAACGTGAAGCCGCAAAAAAGAAAAAGAAATAATGCTTAAAATTTAGGCAACGTGCTTAAAAAATAAGCAATATAATCAAATATATGGGAATTGAATCAAATAATTCTGTTGGCGCACCTGAAGGCAATCAAAATGCCAAGAAGGGAAAGCTTTTTTATGATCAATTGCGTAGAGCATTGGTTCAGAATGATTCGCTTAAATTAAGGGCTATTGCTGAAAAGCTTGTTGAGAAAGCTGAAGAAGGCGAATCTTGGGCGGTAAAAGAAATCATGGATAGGATTGATGGAAAAGCAGTACAACCGAATACATTAGAAGATGAAAACGGAAAGACTGTTTTCCCTCATATCCAAGTGTCATTTGTGAAGCCGAATGATAGACCAACAGATACTTAACGAAACAAGGGAAGCTTTATCTAAAGCAGAATTTCCTGAAAAACTAGCTTTCTTATTTGAACCAAGCCGATATAAATGCGCTTATGGCGGCAGGGGATCAGGCAAATCATGGGGATTCGCTAGGGCGCTATTGATTCGTGCATATCAGAAACCATTGCGTATTTTATGTACACGTGAAGTACAAAAATCCATTAAGCAATCTGTTCATCAGCTTTTATCAGACCAGATCCAGATGCTGGGCCTTGGCAAGTTTTATGAAGTGCTGGATTCAGAGATTAGGGGATTAAATGGTTCTGGATTCTCATTTGCTGGCTTAAAGGGCAATACCGTTGAATCCATAAAATCATTTGAAGGCGTGGATATTGTATGGATTGAGGAAGCGCAAAGCGTTTCAGAACGTTCTCTCCAAATCCTATTTCCTACAATCCGTAAAGAAAATTCAGAGATTTGGCTTACTTTTAACCCTGAACTGGAAACAGATCCGGTATTTCAGCGTTTTGTCCATAATGAACCAACTGATGCCAAAGTCGTAAAGATTAACTGGAATGACAATCCATGGTTCACAAAAGAACTAGATGCAGAGCGCTTAAACGATAAAGCAAGGGATATTGAAGCTTATAACACTATTTGGGAAGGGCTTTGCCGTAGAACTGTTGATGGCGCAATTTTTGCCAAAGAAGTGCAATTGGCCGAATTGGAAGAACGATTTACTAGAGTTCCATACGATGCAACCAAGCCCGTTCATATTGTGTTCGATTTGGGCTGGTCCGATGCAACGGCATGGTGGGTCATCCAGTTTGTGGGAATGGAAAACCGCATATTACGGTATGAAGAAGCCAATCAAACAACTATTTCTGAAATCATGGCCAAGATACAAAACTATGGTTATTTGATTGATACTTTATGGCTTCCGCATGATGCTGAAAATAAGACATTGGCAGGAAATGGCAGAAGCATTGAAGAAATTGTCAGGGGCGCTGGATATAAAACAAGAATATTGCCTAGAGTTCCGATAGTTGATAGCATTAATGCGGCAAGAACTATATTTAGAAATTGTTATTTTGATAGAGTTAATTGCGAACAAGGAATACAATGTTTAAGACATTATCGCTATGAAGTTGATCCAGATACTGGAGTGTTTAGTAAGACCCCATTGCATGATCAATATTCCCATGGCGCTGATGCGTTCCGATATATTGGATTAATGATTAATGAACCGAAAAAAGTGGTCCCTAAAAAGCCACAAATTGCGGTTAATTCTAGCTGGATGGGCTAAATATGGCTGAAGCACAACAAGTAGATTTGGAATTTGATCCACGAATTGAAGATGCAAAAGAGTTTTTGCGCTTTGTGAATCAAGCAGACACAAACAACCGTTCAGAAGCATTGGATGATTTACGGTTTGCCGCTGGTGATCAATGGCCAGTTGAGATCCAAAATAGCCGTAGCTTGGAAGCCAGACCTTGCCTTACTATCAATAAATTAGATGCTTATTGCCGTCAAATCGTAAACGGAATACGTCAGCAACGCCCTAGAATCAAATGCCATGGGATGAATACCCAATCTGATGCAAGAATGGCTGGAATTATGACTGGCATTTGCCGTCATGTTGAAACTCAATCAGATGCAGATCATGCTTATGACAATGCAGTTGATTATGCGGTTCGCATGGGATGGGGATATTGGCGTGTAAATACTCGATATGTATCAGAAGATTCTTTTGATCAAGAAATCTATATTGATTCCATTCGTAATCCATTTTCAGTCTATTTTGACCCTAATTCCATCCTTCCAGATGGTTCAGATGCCAAGAACTGCTTAATTACGGAAGTGATTCCCAAAGAAGAATTTAGAAAAATGTATCCGGGCGCTGATGATGGCCAAGGATTTAGAGATCGTGGTACTGGTGATGACAATGCAGAATGGGTACAAAAAGAAGATATTCGAGTTGCTGAATGGTTTTATACAGAATACATTGATACTCATTTATGCTTAATGTCCGATGGCACAAATGCTTATGAAGATGAATTGCCATCCGAAGATGTACTAGATGCGGCAGATCTTTATGTTGTTTCTCGCAGAAAAACAGTCAAAAAGAAGATTAAATGGTGTAAGTTGACCGCCATGCAAGTGCTTGAAGAAGGCGAATGGGCTGGTAAATTTATCCCTGTTGTTCCTGTTTATGGTCAACAAACCGTAGTTCAGGACAAATATAAGAAGTTTGGCTTGGTTCGTATGGCCAAAGATCCCCAGCGGATGTATAACTTTTGGACAACTTCTATTACAGAATCTGTTGCCCTTGCTCCTAAAGCGAAATGGATTATGGCTGAAGGCCAAGATGAAGGCCATGAGAACGAATGGGCAATGGCTAACATTAAATCCATGTCTTATTTGCGTTATAAGCAAAAGGACATCGAGGGCAATCCAGCGCCACCCCCACAACGGATGCAACCAGAGCCACCACCAAATGGAATTATGGCGGCCGCCCAATCTATTACTTCCGATCTGCAAGCAGTTGTAGGTATTTTTGACCCTGCACAACTGCCAACTGGCAATATTTCAGGAAAAGCCCTGAATGGTCAGCAAATGCAGATGGACATGACCAATTTCCACTATTACGACAATTTGACACGTTCAATTGCCCATACTGGCCGCATTATTTTGGATTTAGTGCCAAAAATCTATGATAAACAACGTGTAATGCGAATTATTGGTGATGATGGTAAGCCAGAATTATTGACTATTAATCAGCCAATTCAAGATGAACAAGGTATTGATCGCATTTTGAATGATGTAACTGTTGGTCAATATGACATCGTTATGGAAACAGGCCCCGGATACAACTCCAAACGCCAAGAAGCGGTGGATTCTATGTTGCAAATGCTTCAAGTTGACCCTGCATTGATGCAACAAGCTGGAGATTTGATCTTCCGTAATATGGATTTCCCCGGTGCAGAAGTTATTGCAGATCGTTTGGCAATCAATAACCCATTGGCGCAAATTGACGATAAATCAGAGATTCCGCCTAAAGTTCAGATGCAAATGAATACATTGCAAGCGCAAAATCAGCAATTGCAACAGGCTTTACAGTCTATGCAAGTATTTATTAAACAACGTCAAGACATTGAGCAAGTTAAGCAAACTAATGAAAATCAACGTGCAATGCTTAATGCTGGCGTTAAAGTTCATGATCAAAATACCAGAGCGCTTACCGCACAAAATAAAGTTGAATTGGAAGTCATTGCAGATATGCTTTTAAAACATATGGACATCCATCAAATTAATAGAGAAATTGACCGTAGAAATGCCGAGCAATATCAAGCGATTCAAACGGCCAATGCTGGAGTTACACCACAAGGTGGACAAGTGCAATAAAAATATGCAATAAGTAAAAACTATTGTAAGATTGGTTTACCTACCATTGGGATCAATGGGAACTTTTGGAGCTTGATTATTCATGGCCGAAGAAAATGTAGTAGATGCACCAGTTGAAAAACAAGTGCAAAACGTTGTAACAAGTGAAAATTCCGCTGAATTTTATGCTGGAAAAATTGGTTTAGCTAACAATGCTGATGAGCCGATGGCTGGGGAACCAGAGCCGGGATCAGACGAAAGTAAGAGTGAACCAGCGGCAGAGGATAAAGCAACTGCAACAGATGTACCTAAAACTGAAAAAGTCAAAATGCGTTTTGACAAGGTTTCTAGAGAACGTGATTCAGCCATTCAAGAAGCGGCTAAAGAACGTGAAGCTAGATTGGCCTTGGAAGAACGGATTCGTGCATTAGAAGGAAAGCCAGCGCAAACAGAAGCGCCAGTTTTTAGTCAAAAGCCGAATCCTGATGATTTCAAAGATGCTTTTGCTTACGCTGAAGCATTATCGAAATGGTCAGCAGAAGATGCATTGGCAAGACGTGATCAGGAAGAACGTCAAAGACGTGAAGCGGAGCAACAAGACAAAGTGATGAAAGCTTGGTCTAGCAAAGTGGAAAAAGTCATTGATGAACTGCCAGATTATGAAAACATTGTGGCTTCAAGTTCGGTTCAAGTTAATGATGCCGTACGTGATGCCATACTGGAAAGTGATGTAGGGCCGCAAATATTGTATGAACTAGCTTCAAACGATGAATTAGCGGAACGCATTACTAATATGTCAACTGCCAGCGCATTGCGTGAACTTGGAAAGTTGGAAGCAAGGTTTGAAGCTAAACCTGAACCAAAAGGGAAAACTGTTGTAGCGCAGTCTAAAGCACCTGAACCGATTAATCCGTTACGTGGATCTGGTGGTTTTGCTGGAGCGACAACTGAAGTAGAAAAGATGTCATTCCAACAATATCGTGCCGCCAGAAAAGCAGGAAAGATTCGGTAAAGGTAAAAACAATTTACTTTTATTAAGGAAATATCATGGCGAATACGCTACTTACTATCAGCAAGATCACAAACGAAGCTTTGATGGTCTTGGAAAACGAATTAACATTTACTTCTGAAGTTGACCGTAACTATGACGATCAGTTCGCAGTTGTTGGCGGAAAGATTGGCGCAACCGTTAACGTTCGCAGACCGGGCCGTTTCATTGGTACAACTGGTCCTGCATTGAACGTTGAAGATTTCAACGAAACTTCAGTTCCTGTAACACTTTCTACACAATTCCACGTTGACACCCAATTCACTACACAAGATTTGGCATTGTCTTTGGATATGTTCTCTGATCGTGTATTGAAACCAGCCGTTGCCGCTATTGCCAACAAGATTGATCGTGATGGTCTTTACATGGCTAAAAACTCAACTGCAAACATTGTTGGTACACCGGGTACTCCACCAACAGGCTTGATCACTTATTTATCTGCTCAAGCTTATTTGGATTCTGAAGGCGCTCCACGTGATGGCCGCAGAAGTTGTACTGTTGACCAATGGTCATCTGCAACTATCGTTGATAGCTTGAAAGGTTTGTTCGTTCCACAAGAAGCAATTGGCGAACAATATCGTAAAGGCTTGATGGGTCGCGATTCTGGCGGTATGAATTGGAAACTCGATCAAAACGTTCAAGTACAAAACTTTGGTACATGGACAGGCGGTACTGCTGGTTCTATCACCGTTAACGGTGCTAACCAAGGTCTATCAAGTGGCTGGGCGCAAACATCTACATTGAACTTAACATCTTCTGCCGCTGGTACATGGCAACAAGGCGATGTGTTCTCAATCGCTGGTGTTTATGCAGTTAACCCACAAAACCGTCAGTCTTATGGCAAATTGCGTACATTCAACGTACAAGCAGTAACTGCATTGCCTAACGGTAACTTCAGCGTAACAGTTGTTCCTGCATTGATCTATGCTGGTCAGTTCCAGAATTGCTCTGCTTCTCCTGCAAGTGGTGCAACCGTAACTCCATACAACATGGGCTTAAGCGGTGTATCACAAGCTTCTCCACAGTCAATCATTATGCATCGCAATGCATTTACATTGGCAGTAGCTGATCTTGAGTTGCCAGAAGGCGTTCACTTTGCTGGTCGTGCAAGCGACAAGGAAATTGGTCTTTCCATGCGTGTGGTTCGTCAATACACCATCAATAACGATAGTATTCCTACTCGTTTGGATGTGTTGTATGGCTGGGCACCGCTATACCAAGAACTTGCTTGCCGAGTTGCATCGTAATAGATGGATCGAGGGGGTTCGCCCCCTCTCTTTCACAATCAATTAATTAAGGAATAAATCATGGCTTCTACTAATCCCGGACCAGCAGTTACTACATCTGCTCACCCACAAAATCTATCCTCTAATCAAGCTCTGCGTTTGATTGCTTATATTCAAGGTGCTAACGTGAACGCAACAGGCGATGTTGTATTGCCAGTTATTGACACTTCTAGCTACTCTGTTTCTAACGTAATCTGCACTAATGCTTCAATTTCTTTAACTGCCGCTTACGCTGGTTTATTTCCGGCTCCTAATGCTGGTGGTACTGCAATTGTTGCTAATGCCGCTTTGTCAGCTTGTACAGGCCCAACCGTTGTTTCGCAACGTACTGTTGCTTCAACTGCGGTGCAAACAACCCAAAACTTGTATTTCAACGTAGGTACTGCACAAGGTGCGGCGGCTACTGTTGACGTATATGTTTATGGTTATGACTTCAGCTTCTAATAGCTGGTGAAACGAGGGAAAAAGCCATCGCTTATAGGTGGCTTTTTTTCTTTTTTATTGGATAATATAAACATTCTTTAAGGAATAAATCATGGCAAAAACAACTATCGCAAGAGGTAATATTCTTGCAATAACGGCAGTTCAAGCAACTCTACCAGCAACCACAATTTCAGGCACTTCAACAGAAGTAAATATTGCAGTTGGCGGTGTTCAGCCAACAGATATTATTGTTGCTTCTTTTGATGGCTCTTTGTTAACTGGTGTTTCTATTGGAAATGCTTATACAAATACCGCAGGACAAGTTACTGTTCGCTTAATCAATTCAACTGGTTCTTCAGCAAGCCAACCAGCAGGAACTTTGCAATTATTGGTGCTTTCTCCTGAAGATCAGCCTTTGCCTACTAGCGTGGTGTAATCATGTCTAATACATCGGTTTTTCGTTTCGTAGGGCCGACAACTGCTATTACTGTTTCTGGAACTTCTTCTAGTGCCGTAACCATTACTCCAAACGGTAATGACCAAATCAACTATCTTGGTTTGCTCAATACTGCCGCAACTCCTGTTGCAGTAACGGTTCAAACTACAAGCGCTCCAGCGGCAGTTTTACCAACAGGCGGAAATACAAGCAATAGTATTGTTCTTGGCGTTTCTATGTCGCAACCAACGGTGATTGCAGTTCCACCGGGCGGTGGTGGCCAAAGTTTATCTATCACTTGTATTGGTACAAGCGGAACTTTGTATGTAATGCCAATGGCAGATCAATCTTAAGGAAATAAAATGGGAAATACCAATCAAGTCGCAAGCACAACTACAACTCAAATTGTTCCAGTTCAGGCAACTTTTGATCAAAATGGTAATTGTTTAGGCTTGATTGGCCCAGCAGGACAAACATTTAGCGCTCCAACTAGCTTTGGTACGCTAACAAATCAACCGCATATTGAAGTTTATGATTTATCTGCTTCAATCGCTTTAACTGCAACTCCAGCTTTATTAGCTCCTGCTACTACATTGGCAGGCAATAGCGGCATTACCTATGATCCTACAACTGGAATTTTTACATTCCAATATGCAGGAAGCTATACCCTAGCTTTAATTGTTAATGCTCAAGCAACAGGCGCAGGACAATCTGTTTATGCTTATGCAGAGCGTAATTTAGGCGCAGGATGGACTGTAAATTCCAATTCAGGCAAATCTTATCAGTTGGCAAACGGTCAGCAAACACAAGTTATTTATGCCAATGCCGTTTATCGTCAAGCTGGTGAGCAAACAAGATATTGGATTTATTCAAATAGCACAAACGTTGTATTAAAAACTACTGCATTGCCCGGCTCTGTTGGCGCAAACGTTCCAGCAATTCGAATTCAGTATTCCTAATTTATAAAATAGGATTTTTATGTCAAATCCAGCAAATTCAATTGTTCAGAATTTACTGCCAGTTCAAGCGTATTTCAGCGTTGATGGCACTTTTCAGACTTTTATAGGTCAAGGAAAGCCGTTTTATGCAAATATTAATCCTATCCAATCAGGGTTAACCATTACAAATAGTACGATTGATAGTTCACCAATTGGTGCAACAACTCCATCTACTGGCGCATTTACAAGTATTGCAACTGGTAGCGGAACAATTACTTCTCCACCAGTAGGAGCAACAGATATTGTTAACTATCTGGCTTTGCAATCTTATGCAGTTGGAATTAGCTGGAAAGCCCCTGTAACGGCCGCAACAACAACCAACATTACTCTTTCTGGCACCCAAACAATTGATACCAAAGCAGTAAACGTTGGCGATACAGTATTAGTTAAAAACCAAACAAATGCGGCACAAAACGGTATTTATACAGTTAATGCTGGCGCATGGACTTATGCAACTGGATGTACTACTTGGGCGCAATATGTAAGCGCTTTAGTATTCGTAGAATTTGGTGGACAAGCTGGATCTGCTTGGTATTGTACTGCTCAACCGGGCGGCACTTTAGGTGTTACCAACATGGTTTGGAGCAACTTTAGCGTTTCTTCAACATATACCGCTGGAACAGGATTAACCCTTACTGGTTATCAATTTAGCATTACAAATACCGCAGTAACTGCTGGTTCTTATGGATCTGCATCATCTGTTGGAACTTTTGCGGTTAATGCACAAGGTCAATTAACTGCCGCTGGAAGCACTTCTATTGCTATTGCGGCAAGTCAAATTACTAGCGGAACAATTGCATCAAGCTTAATTAGTGGTTCTTATACTGGAATTACTGGCGTTGGAACATTAACTGCTGGAGCATGGAACGCAAGCACCATAGGAGTTGCGTATGGCGGTACTGGAGCAACTACATTAACTGGATATGTAAAAGGTAGCGGAACAAGTGCATTTACTGCATCTGCAACCGTTCCTACAACAGATTTAAGCGGAACAATTAGCAATGCACAATTGGCAA